TGGCTACCGGGGATAGGGTTCGTATATTTAGGTGTTCGAATGGTTCGAGCGATTAAAATTAATTTAAAATAAAGGTTATGTTTAATAGACAAAATGTTAAAGAGTTTAGAAGTGATTTTCAATTAGCAGTTGCTGAATTAGAAGAAAAGTATGGTTGTAATATCTCATTAGGTACTATCAGTTTTGATGGAAGTGAGTTAAGATCTAAAATGACAGCTCGAAAAGGAGAAAGAGTTGTAAAAGCAACAAAAGATGATTTTCAAATTGGAGATGTGGTTGGTATTAATCATAAAAAAGTTAATCCTAAAGATCAATTTAGAATTTACAAAATTAATTCTAAGAATATTGGAGTTGAAAAACTTAATCCAGGGAATGGTAGAGTAGGAGCACAAATGAGGGTTTCACCAAGTTTATTGTTTAAAAAATAATTAAAGGTAATGCACGGGAAGCTTGGCTTCCCGGGCTATCTTTCGTATATTCAAGTATATTAATAATTAAATAAATCAAAGTTATGTTAAATTACACAAATTCAGAGTTTAAAAGTTTAGAAGATTTAAGAGAAATTGCTCCAAGTATTTTTACCCAAGTTGGTTCAGAAAGTACAAGTGATAAGTATACCCACATTCCAACTGATCAAGTGATCAAAGATATGGAATTATTAGGTTGGGGAGTTGTTGATGCTAAAGAAGTTCAATCAAGAAAAGAATCAACCAATGGTTTTCAAAAGCACTTAGTTGTTTTTAGAAATAATGATGTTGTTATTAATGGTGAAGATGGTGATACTGTTTACCCACAAGTATTACTTACAAATTCACATGATGGAAAAAATTCATTCCAATTTACAGCTGGATTGTTTAGAATGATTTGTGAAAATGGTTTAGTTATAGCTACAGATACATTTGAGGATGTAAAGATCCGTCATATGGGTTATGATTTTTCAACTTTACAAGATACTATTAAAGAGATGGTTGAAAGATTACCTTTAACTGTTGAAGCAATGAATAAGATGAAAAATGTTGAACTTGAAGAGGAGCAAATGTTTGATCTTGCTAAATCGTTTTTAGATATTAGAGTAGAAGGTACAGAAAATACTTTTAATGATCAAGCAATTGAAGAAGTTTTAGAAGCTCAACGCTCAGAAGATGAAGGTAATATGCTTTGGGAAGTATTTAATCGTGTTCAAGAGAATATTATTGAAGGTAATTTTGAATATATTACAAAAACAGGAAAAAAACGTCAAGCTCGAGTTATTAAGAATTTCAAGCAAGATCAAGATGTAAATAAAAAGATGTTTAGTAAAGCATTAGAATTCGTAGCATAATGAAAAGGATAACAGAAAAAGTAGCGAAGGGGTTTATTCCCCTTCGTGAAAATTTCGGAAATACCAGTCTTGAAAATGCAGCTTTTTTTACCATAACCCCAAGTGAACGAGGTGAGGGATGGGAAGACGTAACGTATTATACCGAAAAAAAATATGGACTTTATGCCGATCAGGGTGAAGGAGATCAATGGGTATATATATTATCTAACCCATCATTACCCGAAGAATATCTAAAAATTGGATATACTAAATTAAAACCTGAGGAAAGAGCAACTCAAATATCATCTGCTACTGGGGTTCCTACACCTTATAAAGTAGAATGGGCTTATAAATGTTTTAATGGGGAATTGGTAGAAAAAATGACTCATGAAAAATTAAAAGCTTTTAGAGTTAATAATAGAAAAGAATTTTTCCATATTAGTTTGGAAGAAGCAAAAGATAATATTATATTAATAGGTAATAAATTTAAGTAAAAATGAACATAACACAAGAACAAATAGACCAAGATAACACAAAATCAGAGTTACTTAGTGATTTAGTAGCAACCTCAACTGTAATGGATGAATTATGGAGATACCACCCAGATAATCCAAATAAAAAAGATATTATTAAAGAATATAATATTTTAAAACAAATCCATGGTGATATTGAGCAAGAATTAGATGATTTAGATAAAGTGATAAAGTAACATATATTTATAATTAAATAGTATTAATGATAGATAAAAATAAAATATTCAAATTATTTGTAGATGGTAAAGAAGTCGAGGGTGGAAAACTAGATGGAGAAACCAATGAGGAAATTCAAGAATTTATGAATGGGCCTTACGCTAAAATTGGAATGTTTGTTAAACTTATTCAAAATCACGAAGTATTTCATAAAAAATTAGAAAAATTTCTTAAACAAGAAAAACCTAATTACAATGTGGAGTCTACCAAAGAAGCATCTGAGTATACTGTGTATTATAGGGCTTGGAATTATATTAAAAATGTAGATATATGTAAAGATGATGATATTAATGCTATTATAAACTTCAATCCTTTAGCCCTTAATAGGACATTAGATAGCTCACTTAAGTTCTTCGAACAATATGAAGAATATGAAAAATGTGCACATATCTATAAAATCAAAGAAACCCTAAAAGAATACTCAGAATAATTAGGCTATTAAAAATCCTGTTCGTAAATTAGAAATACGGATTTAGGAAAAGCAGGGAATAAAAAATAAAGGATAAAAAGGGGAATAAATTTAACCCCGTATATAAATTAAACATATGAGAAATAGAGAAATGATTAATAGAAAGTTAGAAATGTTAGATCATGTTCTAATTAATCTACAACGCATTGTGAATACAAATGAACCCATTCAAACCTATAAACAGGGTATTGAAAAAGGGAAAGATATTGTGGAAGAAATAAGATCCATGATTGAAAGAGAACCAAATTCTCCCCAAGAAAGAAATAGTTCTATTCGATAAAATAAAAATTAAAATTTAAAATAAAAGGTTATGCAATTAACAGCAGAAAAATTACAATCCAATTGGGTTGAATTCAATACTAACATTGAAACATATATTACTGGGGATCGTAAACAACGTTTACTTGATTTCTATAAAAAATATGAAGATCGTATTATTCTAATGCCTGCGGCACATAAGAAAGAATACCACTCTGCGTTTCCTGGAGGATATGTAGATCACGTTAATAGAGTAGTAAAAGCAGCTTTATCCATATCCGCTGTATGGGAAGGATTTGGTTGTGATATGACTACATTTACACAAGAAGAATTAGTATTTTCAGCAATCAACCATGACCTAGGTAAAATGGGATCTGATACCGAAGAAGCATATGTACCTCAGACTGACCAATGGAGACGTGACAGATTAGGGGAGGATTATATGTTTAATAAATCATTACCATTCGCATCTGTTCCAGATCGTGGGTTATTTTTACTTCAACAACATGACATCAAATATACTTTTAATGAAATGATTGCTATCCAGACACATGATGGTTTATATGACTCAGCGAATGAAAAATATTTAAAAGCATTCATACCAGAACAAAAACCTCGCACATCACTACCATTTATCTTGCATCAAGCTGACATGATGGCAGCGCGTATTGAATTTGAAATTGAGTGGCTACCAAAGTTCTCAAAAAATAGCGTGGATACGTCAAAGAAGAATTATACATTAAAATCCAACACAAAATCATCCAAAACTAAGGCATTAAATAGTATGTCAAGTCCCGGATTAAAAAATATGTTAGATAATCTATGATGTTAATTCTTACAATTATATTAGGTGTTTTGGTCGTTATCTTAGGATATACGACCTTTAACCTTTTACGAAAAAATGAAAAGGCAGAAGACATAATACTTTCACAAAATAAATTTATTAATAAAGTAGATGAACATATTTCTTTTTCTAATGATCGCTTAAAACAAATCGATCAGAAAGGTACATTTAAAAGTGATGATGAAATAGGATGGTTTTTTAATGAAGTAAAAACAATCCAAAATGATTTATCCCAATTTAAAAAAGAAAATAACTAATGGCCGAAGTTAGAAAAAGAAGAAAAAAAAGTAAAAATTATTTTACACAAGATACAGAGAATGCTATAGTATTATATAATAATACCAAATGTCCTGAGACTAGATCCAAGATATACGAACGTGAAATTCATTTCGCGTTTTTTAAACTTACACAAAACATCATTCATACCTTTAAGTTTTACCATACTGATGTTGAAAATTTAGAACATTTACAACATGAAATAATTACATTCTTATTATCTAAAATGCATTTATTTGATCCAACTAGAGGAGCTAAGGCATATTCTTATTTCGGTACTATAGTAAAACGATGGTTAATATTATA